GACGACGACGCGCAGGGCATTCCGCCAGGCAGGTACAGAGATGAGGAACACCGAATCTCTTGCTACGCGGACATGTACAAAATCCTTGTGCCAGCATCGAATTTCTATGAGATGACGGACTGCGAAGTCCTATCGCGTTTTCACATTTGGTGCCCGAGGACCGAGAAATACATCCACATCGCCAAGCTGCAACGGCAGATGGGCCGGTTAATCGCGTACAAGATTCCGCGCACAAACATCGATTGCGACATCACCACTACGGAGTTGACGCAAACGGAGCTGATCACTATTTGCACGGACGTGTGGCAGCGCTCGGTGTCGCTTCGATCTACTATGGTCGTACGTCACTTTGCAAGAGCCATCTTCGACTTTGCATTTAAGCAGATCAAGAACGGCCAAGCCACAACCATCTACAACGACGACGCGAAGCGCCTCGGCCGCGAGGACGGCGACCAGTCGTTGTGGGATTGCTTCGAGGATATCAATGAAGGCATTGCCAGCGCGCGATGCAGTGGACGAAGCATGGTGAAGGTCGCGCATTTCAAAACCTTCCACGATATGATGGAAGAGGACATCGCTGATGAAGCGGAGGAGTGGGAGAAAGCCGATGAGAGCTGGAGCACTGCGGAGATCGACTGGGGCCACCTGTTGTATCCGGAGAGCTTTCTCAACGATTTTCCCATCTCGTGCCGTGTGGCAGTTGCATTGGGCATCCAAGAATCGTGCATGGTGGGCTTACGTCTCCGAGAGTATCGTGAGACATTGTTCGACTACTATGAGTGTGACGGCGAGGTTACTCCGCCCAACACCCGCGAGGAAGGTAGCCTTGGTGAGCTTGCAGACGTGTCGAAGCTGTCCACCACGGGAGGGAGCAAGGTCACTGCTCCTGATTCGGCGAGCCAAACACCGGCGTCTTCTAGTGGTTCGGGTAACACCATTATCACTGTGGAGACGCCGGCAGTTGCCGACGTGGCTAGTGGGGCTGTCCAGGGGGAGACCCTGTCCAGCATCGTCCCAGACGATAAAACCGCAGCGGAGACGAAGTCAAACATGCCCGGTGTGCAGGGCGTGGGAACATCGGGTGCAGCAGTGACTCAAAAGCGGACAATGGTCTTGGATGTAGCCATAGTGCACACCCCTGATCAAACGGACCCTGCTGCCACTGTGGCGGGTGCTCCGGTTGTTGCGTTAGCAACGCCCGTACTCAACGGCGCGGAGAGCCAAACTGTATCCAG